GAATGCGACACCGATGCAGATTGGGAAGACGTCACAGATCACGATGAAGGACGTTTACGTTGTCCTTGTTGCGGTTCCTTGGTAAGCGAGGTTTAATCATGGCAATTTGGTCTTTAACTCTGGCGACTATGCAGCGTATGATCGAGACGTCCGTGCGCACTGCCAGGGGCCAGCGTGCGGAGATGACCGGCAACGACCGCTTCGTCATCCGCAATTGCATTAACGAGGCGCTGGTGGACTTCACGCTCGACCGGGGGATAGACGTCCCCAAGACGTCGATGATAGACACGACTGCAACGATTGTCGCCGACCAGGCATACGTCGATCTCGATTCCAATGTGGTACAGGTCGTGGACCGCACTGTGCGAATCACATCCGAGGGCCAGATTCTCACGTATTTCAACGGCGGCCTGGGGGACTTTTACCGCTATGATCCCCGTGAGAACTTCACCGCCTCTTTCCCAGACCACTACGCGATTGACACGAACGAAAGCGGGGCCATTCGCTTGAGATTGCGGCCGACCCCGAGCCAGGCCAGTACGCTCAGTCTCAAAGTCGAAGCTATGGTGGACGAAGACGATGTCGGGGACTTCCCCGGCTGGTATCACGGGGCCTTGCGCTGCCTGGCCACTGCGATAGTCTCAGAGGCGCTGAATGTGCCTGGGGCCGGCGTTCACCAGACCCGGTATGAAGACAGGTACAGGAACATCCGACAGAAGCAGAGAGGCCGCAGCGGCCCCTCACACTTGCAGATGCGGGGCGGTGGCACCCGCTTACGCAGTCCACAAGCGAGGGCTGAATTCTAATGGCAACCGGATCCGACGTAATTGCGAAAATCCGCGACGAGCTTCAGGACGCGACCGATTTGAGTTTCGACGAAGCTGTTCTGCTGCGATACATCAACCGCGGCGCAACTGAGTTCTGCGCGACTACAGGAGCGTTACAGGATACCGATACGATTAACACCGACAACAGCAGCTTCTCTTTTCTGCTCTCGACCTCGCTTACAAACCCCGTCGCTATCTTCAAGGTAGAGTTTAATGGCGTGCCGCTGTCGCCCACCTTCTCACATGAAGCCGCCTTCGAATACGGGGCTTCGTCGGGAACACCGACCGGCCAGACAGGATGGTATGAATTCGCCGGCAAGCTCTATATCGAAGTCATACCCCCCACTGCGACAGGAACAAGCGCTTTGAACGTGTTCTATTATCGCACACCGACTGACATGAGCTCCGTGGGCGACACGTTCGATTTTCCGGATATTTGGCAACCGGCAATCGTCGAGTACGCAATCGCAAAAGGCTTTTCGACTCAGAGAGATTCGGTACTTAACGCACAGAACATGGCACGATACGAGGCCATGAGACAGTCCGCATGGTCCCTCAACAAGAGCAAATTATTTGGTGACGCACTGGTATAATGTTCCTCTCCCCTCCGCCGGCGCCTGCTGTCATCAGTGAGCAGGCAAGTAACTGGCAACCCTATTCGATAGAGTCTTTCGTTGGTGGTCTAAACAGCGCGGAACCTGCGTCTGCAATTCGCCAGGACCAGCAGACTACTCTGAGCAATCTCTACCATACCCCCAGCCGCAGACTCGTTACCAGGGGGCCGTATCGTCCGTGGCTGGTCGCTTCCGAGGACACGATACTCCCCAACACAGCGCCTCCATCCACGTTTACGATCATAGAATTACGAGGAACGGACTTTCGTGTTGCAGCCTGGGACGCCGGGGCCAACTTTGAGGTGTCGGTCTACGATGAGTCCAACAATAGATGGGCAGGCGAAGGGGGCGGCACAACGATAAAGGGCAATCTCACCGACGGCTTCAAGGTTCGCTTTGCCAAGTTCAGTGTCAATGAGGCCGAGGATATGCTCTTTTGCAACGGCAAGGACACGCCCCAGCGATGGGTCGGCACCGTCGATACGGCATCGACTGATTTGGGCCTTACCGCTCCAACCATTACGAACTTGCTCATTGCCAACACCGCCACTGCCAACAAGGAAGGTATAACTCTCAACGGCACATACCACTACAAGTTCACGGCATTCTACGACGATAGCGGAACGTCAACCAAGTTCGGCGAATCCGGGCCGAGTGCTTCCGATAGTGTGGTCGTTGCAGGCGCTGTCGTCAGCACCGACACGACCGTCAGTGCGGCTTTAACCCAGTGCCCTGCAATACCGGCCGGGGCTACTCACAACTTCGTGTATCGCTCTCCTCCGGACAATAGCCTGGGAATCTACCGTCAGGTCGGCAAATACACCGCCGGCACGGCCTTCACAGATCAAGTGCCGACCGACAGTCTGGGCGTAGCAGCTCCACTTGACGCAGGCACTCCGCCCAAACTGAAGAACTTCGTCGTTCACGGTGGCCGCGTATGGGGTATCGGCCTCAGTGCGGCGGGCGCGCTTAGCAACAAGGGTGTATGGAGTCAGACAGGGAATCCGGACTATTATGCCGCGTTCGACTTTGCTTATTTCCCCGACCCTTTAACGGGACCCATGCCGTTCCAGCGAGATATGTACTGGTTCACCGAAAAACAAATCTACATTACTCCCAATGCAGACCCCGTTGCCAATCCCGAGCCCATCAAAATATGCGACATTGGTTGCGATTCTTTCGATTCAATTGTGGATGTGGGCAACGGGCTCTGCTGGCAGTATGAGGGCAACATCTACTGGGCCAATTTTAACTCCTTCAATCCAAAAACGGGCGACTTGCCCTGGCCGATCGGGGAGCCCATTCGCGATCGCATAGCCGACATTCCCACTGCACAGAGGGCTAATACGACAGCGGAGCTGCACAAGGAGCGAGCATACTTCTCATTCTCCGGGACGAACCAGACGGCCAACACCTCGACTCTCGTGTGGGATGTCAAGCACGGTAGCGCCATGCTTGCACAGGGCCTTGCCGGGGCATGGATTTCTCTTGACTGGGCGGCCAACGATCTCAAGAGCTGGGACGGAACGCTGTACTCGGCCGACAATACGAACAAGTACATAATGGAACATGACTTTGCAGGGACTGCCGATTTCCTTAACAAGACGGACTTCGACGCCTCTACCTCCCAGAATATACCGATCCAACTGGCCACGGGCAATCTATTCCTCGGCCACGAAGCAGCGGAGAAAATAGTCAATTCACTGTCGCTTCTTGTCAAGAGCAGCGGTATTACGATTGTGGCCTCGTTCTCATTTGACGGCGGCTCGTTCGAGCGGAGCAAAACGTTCGTACTCGGGACAGGAAGCGTAAGCGCCAATTCGACATGGCTCGTATGGGGACAAGGCACATGGGGCAACTTCAATTGGGCATCCAGTGCCGTCGCTGCACAAAACGCACATAAGAAAATCCCCAAGGGCGGCAAATCCCCATCAGTGCAGCTCACGCTCAATTCGAGCAATGCTCAGGATACGGAATTGATACTCGCCAAAATCTACCACAAAATACTCCCCATCCCCAGTTAAGTTAATAGGGATACACTATGAGCACGACTTACACGGTGACCAATACGTTCGCAGCCGACACTACAGCCGTTGCCAGCGAAGTCAATCAGAACTTCACGGATGTCCTGACGGCACTCAATGCTTTCGACGCCAGCAATCTCGCATCCAGCACGGTTCCGTTGGCGAGAATAGCCGGACTGCTCACCAGCAACTTCGCCGCCAATGTCATCGACACCGACGACACCCTCGCAGCGGACTCCGATACGAGAATCGCCAGTCAGCAGGCGGGCAAGGCTTACACCGACAATCACAAAGCCACGTCCGCCAGCGCCGCAACGGTCTTCAATACGACCCTGACAGCGGCCAACACGTTCCAGGACCTCGATCTCTCAGGTACAGTCGGCTCAAACCTGGCCCTGGTTCAGTTGGAAGTCACGGCCAGTACAGGCAGCGCGCCATACGCGGCCAAACCGAAAGGCCAGGGTTCGGCAACATTTTTGGACCACATTCACACAAGCGGCTTTGCCACCGGCGGCTCGTCGTTCCATCCCCAGAATGCAGGCAAATACGGCTATATAACCCTGTTCACCGATTCCAACGGGGTAATCCAGCATGGATGCACGAACAATACGACAACTCACACAGTCAAAGTTATCGGATACATAACTTAATATGGGCTTTTTCAAAGACATATTTACAGGCACAGGCGACACAGTACGCAAAGAGGCGCCCATTCCCACACCTGCGACGGACGCCCTTGTGCAGCCGCTTAACCAGGCTCTCAAGGGGGGCGGCTTCGATGTGGTAGCCGAGGGCCGCGATCTCGGACGCCAGAGAGCTGCATTGGGGGAGCGCTTTGCCGAAAGCAAGATAAATGCCCGGCGGCTCGGCTTCCGCCTCTTTCAACAAGGCGACGAAGCACCCCGCGAAGCAGTGAGTGCGGGCCTTAACAGAGCAAGGAATCTCGAAAGCGAACGTATCAACAGATCCGCCGGACCCCGCCGCTTCGAGGAAAGGCTGACTGCACAGAACTTGGCCATAGGCCAGGCCGGCGTGGAACTGTCACAAAATTTCAACCTCTCCCGAATTCAAAGTGGATCCGATTTGCGAAGACTTGCCGCTCCGGACTTCAGAGAGAACTTTATCGGACAACTCAGCAGTCTCGGCGGCGACATAACCGGCGCTTTGCAGACACGATCCCAGTTGAGGGGTAATAACCGCGGCATAGCAAATGAACCCGGCATCTCCGGCGGCTACCAGTTCGGCGGAAATCTGGACGCCCAAGGCAACTACTCTAATTCGGCTGGGACACAATTCTATTCTCTGGCCGACCAGCTTAGCCGCCGTAGATAAAACGCTTAACTCAACAGAAAGAGCAAACAATGGGTATACCCTGGGTAGCAATAGCGAAAACCGGCTTTAGCATCGCAG